GGGAAGATTATTTTCAGACGTTTGTACCTCAGCACCGAGGGGGAACAGGCAAGAAAAAATCTAAAGTTTATAAAGATTTACGTCAAGAAGTTGAAAATGATATATCAAATGCTATAGCTAAAGTTACAGGTGAAGATATACCCCCTGAGCTTGAAGAAATTAGTTTAGAAGCTGAAATTAAAGTTGCTGAAGAAGCTAATATAGCTAGGCTTCAAGAAATGGTTATGCAAGCGCAAGCAATGGCGCTTCAAGCTGAAATAGACCGTTTAATTCAAGACGAATTAGACGATGAAGAATCATTAATGTTACTTTTATAGGCAAATCAAATGGCAGGATCAGCACTAATAACAGGCGCTTCTAATGGAGCAGCTCAACAATCAGCGGGTAATGACGGGTCAATATTATGCGTTAGCCATAACAGTCCTAAGCCTACTTTTAGGTACACGGCTGTCGATATAACCCCTGTAGCTACTGCAACTGATGTTTTAGTGTTGAAAGGTTCAGCTACTAAAGTAATCCGTGTAACTAGGGCTGCTATATTAGGGTCGGCTACTGCTGCAAGTATTTACGATCTATACCTTACTAAACGAACTACTGCAAATACTGGCGGTACTTCAACTGCACCTGCGCCATCGAAATCTGATTCATTAGATGCAGATGCTACAGCTACTTTAGCACTTTACACGGCTAATCCTTCAGCTTTAGGTACAGGTAAAATTTTAGAAGCGAATAAAGTTTATTTACCTAATAATGCGACTCCAGCAGGTGCGGGAACAGAAAGACAATTTATGTTTGGCAACCGTAATGATAAAGCTCCAGTATTACGTGGAGTAGCTGAATCTATAGCATTTAACTTTGCAGGTGCAGCTGTGCCTACTGGCGCATCATTATATATGGTTATTGAATGGACGGAGGATGATCTTTAATGCCTTTGTACGAAGTCAAATGTAGAACCTGCGGAGAACATCAAGATATTTTCCGCAAGTTAGCTGATTGGGATAAGTTACCTGAATGTTGTGGCGAGATCACTATTCGGGTACTTTCTGCACCAGCCGTATTTGAGGACATAAAACCCTACAAGTCTATGGTGACAGGGGAAATGATTTCTAGCAGAAGCCATCATCGCAAGCATTTGATAACTCATAATGTGCGTGAAGTGGGTAATGATAGTACAGAACAAAAAGTAGACCATTTTGCGGAAAAACGTAAAAAAGACTCTTTGCGTAGAGAGATAGCCGAAAAATTTAACTAAGGACTAAAAAATGAGTGAAGATACAATGCTTGACGACTCAAGCGAAGTAGTAGAAGAAGTAGCTGAGTCAAGTGAACCTGAAACAACCCATGAGATTATTGAAAAGGAATTTGATAAGCTAGATGAACCTAAAGAAGCGCCTGAAGAAGTAAAAGCTGTATCTCCAGAACGCTCTCCGTGGAAATCTTGGAAAGCTGATGCAGCAAAGGTGATGGAAAAGTTGCCTGAAGAAGCACAGAAGTATATAATCGAACGGCAAGATCAATTTCATAAAGGAATTGAACAATACAAGGAAGCGGCTAACTATGCTAAAACCATAGATAGAGCCATTTCACCGTATAAAGATTACATGAGTAATTTAGGCGTAACGCCAGATGTAGCGTTCACTAACTTACTTAAAACCGAACATACGCTTAGAATGGGGTCATACCAAGAAAAAGCGGAAATGCTACAAAAGTTAGCACACGATTATCAGATCGACATGAACTCACTAGCCGGTGTGCCATACGATCCGAATATGCACAATTTAAAAGCGCAGTTGGAATATACTCAAAGCCAGTTGCAAGCCTCTCAAAACTTTAGACAAAGCCAAGAGGATGTACAAATTCAGTCTACGATTGATGAATTTGCACAATCACATGAGCATTTTACAGATGTGCAAGCTACGATGGCCGACCTGCTAGAACGTGGATTTGCAAATGATTTGGATGATGCTTATGCGAAAGCCATACGATTAGATGATAATGTTTTCAACAAAACGGTAGCTCAACAGCAAAGTGGCGTGAATCGGCAGAATCTAGTTCAGGCAAATCAAGCAGCTCAAGCTGCAAAGGCCGCAGCCGTATCTGTAAAAGGCGCTCCTGCTGGAGTGACTCGCTCAGTTATGCCTGCATCAACTGAAGATGCCGTACGTCAAGCAATGCGCTTACACGGTTTATAATTTTTTAGAGGGTTACTATTATGGCTTTCGCCAACAGTGCAATCAGCGATATTATCGCTACAACTATTGAGTCGCGTACTAAATCGGCTCAAAACAACTTGTCTAACAACAACGCTTTATTGATGAGATTGTCAGAACGTGGAAATATTAAAACTATTTCTGGTGGTTCAACAATTTTACAAGAATTGTTCTACAACGATCCTAACACTAACTACGCTTCTTCATACTCCGGTTATGAAACTATTAACATCTCACCTGATAGTCCTATCAGTGCTGCTCAGTTTACTCTGAAGCATTACGCTGATGCGGTAACTATTTCAGGCCCTGAAATGTTACAAAACAGTGGTAAAGAGCAAATGATTGAGTTGCTTGCAACTCGTGTTGAGATTGCTGAAGCGCGTCTGCGTAACAAAATTGATACCGATTTACATACTGATGGTACTGGTAATGCAGGTAAAAACTTAGTTGGTTTGTCAGCTATGATAAGCACTACTCCTACTACTGGTACTTACGGGGGTATTGACCGCGCTACTTGGACTTTCTGGCGTAACGGTGCTTACACATCTACTACTTTGGCTGGCGGTGTTGCTACTGCTGCTAACATTCAAAACAGCATGAACACTGTTGCTTTGTCTGTAGTCCGTGGAACTGACCATGTAGATTTGATCTATGCTGGATCAACTGCTTACTCTGTTTACTTGTCATCTTTACAAGCTATCCAACGTATCACTGACGATAAATTAGGTGCTGCTGGTTTCAGCGCATTGAAATTCTATGGCGGTGCTGGTTCTGCTGACGTAGTATTGGGCGGTGGTATCGGTGGTAATCAAACTGCTACTCGTATGGACTTCATAAACACTAAATATGTTTATTTCCGTCCTCACAAAGATCGTAACTTTGTACCTATCGGTGGCGATCGTCAAGCGGTCAACCAAGATGCAATCGTTCGTTTGATGGGCTTCTCTGGAGCATTAACTTGTTCTGGCGCTCAATTCAACGCTACTTTCTCAACTCTATAAGGTTTAAATCTAATGGCTTATAAAATTACTGATCCCCTGATAGGCCCTCAGCCTATCGCAGTAACTGACACTACTCAGAATCATCTTTTAGGCACTATTGTCCGTGCTGAAGATGTTTCTTACGGTGCTGGTGAATTCATCTATCTACAAGGCATTGCGTCTACTGTTGTAGGCTCTTTAGTTACTTATGATAGCTATTTAGGCACTACTGCTTTAGCGCCTGCTACTGGCGGTGTAGGCCAAGTTGCTGTTGCGATGTCTATTAACGTAGCTTCACAATATGGCTGGTATCAAATTGCTGGGACTGCTGCTGTAAAAGCGCCTAACGCTATGACTGTTGGCGCAGATGTTTTTGCTTTAGCTGCAACTCCAGGTTCTGTAGATGATGCTCAAGTTAATGGTGAGCAAATTCTAAACGCTAAAGTTAGTACAACTACTGGTACACCTTCTTCTGGGTTGGCGTTGATAGCAATCAACCGTCCTTTCCATCAAGGTCAAGTAGTATAAAATAGAAGTAAAGGGGGTAATAGCCATTACCCCCTAATTTTTCGAGGATTTAAAATGAGCGATGGAATTTCTTACGTTGGTGATACTGGCGGTGATGCGTACTTAGATGTATCTTTCTATGTAGGTATTTATGAAAACGAAGAACATGATTTTATACGCGTTGGTGTTCCCGGTGATAAATCATTAGCTATAGACACTATAGCTGACGACCAACATAAAAGACGCTTTGCAAGACAATGGGAAGCCTATAAAGGGCTTAAAGATATAAAAGGCACTCCAATGGCCGAATGGGTAGAAATAGCCGAAACATTGCGACATGAATTAGCTTATCAAGGTTTTAGATATATCGAACAAGTTGCCAGCGCACCGGATTCAGCTTTTGCTAGAATGATGGGCGGTACGCAATTAAGAGTTAAAGCTCAATCCTTTTTAAATAGGGGTAAAGTTGATGCGGATGTTATAATCGGTCAACAAAACGAACAAATTGCAGAACTTCAAGAACAAATGAAGCAATTAATGAGTTCTATGAATATAGCGCCAGCAGCTAAACAACGCACGCGCAAAAGTTCTGAACCCACTGAAATTGATTTTGCTATAGACGCTCCAACTTCATAGGAATATTAAATGGCAACCCTATTATCAAATGTACAAGATGTCTGTTTAGAACTAGGGTTGCCTGTACCTACTGTCGTAGTTAATTCGACAGACCCCCAAGTGCTTCAAATATTAGCACTGATGAATAGGACTGGCGATACCCTATCAACTGATAGGGATTGGCAGACTTTAGCCGCAGAATACCGATTTGAAACGGTATATTACCAATATACAGGTGATGTAACCGCAGACTCAACAACAATTACAAATTTAAGCTCAGTAGTTGGTTTAACTACTGATTTTATGGCTTCAGGTACTGGTATCCAACAAGACAGCTTTTTAACGTCTGTAGGTACTACAACTGCTGTAATGACTATCCCTTCTACTGAAACTGCTACCGGAATCACTATTACTTTCGGTCAAGCTAAGTATGCTATGCCGAGTGATTATGCTCGTATGGTGGATAAGACTCAGTATAACAAATCTAACCGTTGGTCAATCATAGGCCCTAAAGATGCCCAAGAATGGCAATGGCTTAAGGCAAGTTATGTAACAACTGGCCCTCGTATGCGTTTCCGCATGATGGGCGACCGATTTACGCTCTGGCCAATGCCAGCAGCAACGCTTGTATTAGGTTTTGAATACGTTTCAAATGCTTGGGTTTACGCAGCAGATGGAACGCTTAAGACTAAATTTACAGTTGATACCGATACTAGCCGATTTACTGATAGGGTTTTAACTCTTGGTACTAAACTCAAGCTATTTGAAATTAAAGGCTTTGATACCACATCTGTTCTTCAAGATTATACCCGTGAACTAGATAAATGGAAGGCTTCTGAATCAGGCGCTGATACCTTATCACTTGCCCCAAGATACCCAAATATCCTACTTACCCAGAACAACATACCGGATACGGGTTTTGGGAACTCTACAAGTTAGGTTATTGATTTAAGTATCAAGCCATGATATCATATAATCTCTTTTTATTTAATCGGAGATTATCATGGCAAGACCAGTTAACGACATTACATTTTGGGATAGAGTTAACGTACATACTGAAGTACAAGTAAACGGATGTATTTTATTTAAAGGGAATTTAGATGATTGTGGATATGGAAGAATAACGAGAGACGGAAATTTAGTTAGGGTTCATAGAGAAGTTTGGAAGCTACATAACCCTAATCAAGAAATAACAGGGGTTATAATGCACTTATGTGATGCCCCAAACTGTATTAATCCAGAACATCTGTCTCAAGGGACACAAGCTGAAAATGTAGCTGATATGAGAACTAAAGGCCGAGGTAGGTATTTAACTGGAAGCCAGCAGTCTCAAGCAAAGTTAGATGAAAATAAGGTGCTAATTATCAAGGATAAATTAGCGATAGGTGTTACTTGTGCAAGGTTAGCTAGAGATTTTGATGTTAGCGAATCTGCTATTCGCAATATTAAAATGGGAAGACGGTGGACACATGTTAAATAAGGCCAAATAAATGATACACCCAAGAGGTCAAAGAGCTAATACAGTCACAGTTACTGCACCTATTGGAGGGTGGAACGCGCGTGATCCTTTAGCTCAAATGAAGCCGTCTGATGCAGTAGTATTAGATAATTGGTTTTGTACGCCTACTGAACTTAGATCACGAAAAGGATATTCTGATTGGGCTACTGGAATCCCCGGTGCAGTTCAAACATTACTTGATTATGATTCGTCTACTGGTACGGAACAACTTTTTGCGGCTAGTAATAATGCAGGAACTTGTGCTATATATGATGTTTCCGTAAATGGCGCTGTAGGTGCTGCGGTAGTTAGTGGATTAACTAATGCTAAATGGCAACACGCTCAATTTGCAACTTCAGGTGGTACATTTCTCATAGCGGTTAATGGCGCTGATTATCTGCGTATCTACGATGGTACGACATGGTACACAGTTACAGCCGTATCAGCCACTTATGCAATTACAGGCATTGCAACTACTAGTTTAATTGATGTTCACGCGCATAAAAGGCGTAACTGGTTTATTCAAAAAGACTCATTAAAATGCTGGTATTTAGCGACAGACGCTATATCCGGAGCGGCAACCGTATTTGATTTTGGGCCTATCTTTGAACAAGGCGGATCAATTACTAAGATTGATACTTGGTCGTTGGATGCAGGCTACGGAATGGATGACTATTTTGTAGTCATCACATCTTCAGGTCAGATAGCTATTTACAAAGGTACTGACCCATCTACTGCTACTGATTGGGCATTAGTAGGCGTGTATTTAGTTGGTTCACCTGTCGGTATGCGTTGTACCTGTAAGTATGGTGGGGATGTTATGTTCCTTAATAAAGACGGATTGATACCTTTATCTAAGTCGTTAATGTCTAGCCGAGTTAGTACTCATTTGATGATTACGGATAAAATTCAGAATCAAATTGCGGCTGATACAACTACTTACGCAAGTAATTACGGATGGGATGTAATATTATACCCTCCTCAAAATATGCTTTTAGTTAATGTTCCGATTAGCGCAACTGAATCATATCAGTACGTTATGAACACTATCTCAGGTGGTTGGGCAAGATGGACTAATATCCCTGCACAATGCTGGTATTTTGCTAACGAAAATCTTTACTTTGGTACAGCAGGAAAAGTTTGTAAAGCTTGGGATACTCAAGCAGATAATGGCGCGGCTATCGTAACTGATCTACTTCCAGCATTTAGCGCATTTGGAACGCAAAGTAGAATAAAACGCTTTACTATGGCTTTAGTGTCAATGGGATATTCAAATTCTTTTGGTTTTTCATGCCGAATGAATTTAGATTTTGACCAACAAACTACGCCTTCAACTCCTACATTTACTGTAATTCCTCAATCAGGTGTTTGGGATGTAGCTAAATGGGATCAATCTACATGGGCTACAGCTATCATACCCTACACTCGCTGGCAGTTAGCTTCAGGGATGGGGCATTATGGCGCTTTTAGAGTTAGCACCAGTAGCACAGCCGCTGATATTCGATATTATGCTACTAATTATGTATTTGAAGCCGGAGGCATATTGTAATGGATGCTGTCAGATTAGCTCAACTATTAAGACAAATGCCTGAAGATAATATCAAAGGCTATGATGCTGAAGGTTACATAGGTAATTATGGTGTTCCTGCACCTTACGCTAGTTTGGAAGGGTATGGTAAAAGCGGAGGCCATTTATCTGATGAATTTAAAATGCCTAATCATCCTACTTTTAGTAGTGGTTCACGGTATTCAGCTCCAGATATGCAAGGCGGAGAATGGCAGTCAGGTGGTAAAGATAGATGGAATTATCAGCCTTCTGAAGTGAATTTACAAAATATGCCAGCTAAATATTTGAGTGATTATTTTACTGACCAAGAACGTAAAAATACATTTGTAACTTTACCAAACGGACAATTAGTTGAGGGGACTAGATGATCCGTGTTTTTACCGATGACCAAGAACGCATAGGAAAGTGGTTTAGTGAAGTAAACGGTTACGATACTATAGGAATGACCTTTATAGGATTGGAATCGCACGGAGAAATTGTAGCCGCAACAAGTTATAATTGTTTTAACGGTGCAAGTGTTCAGATGCACGTTGCTATTACCGGACGTTTTAACAGAGAAGCTTTATGGTACGCGTTTCACTACCCTTTTATTGATTTAGGCGTAAAAAAGATCATAGCACCAGTACCCAGTACAAACACAAAAGCGTTGCGTTTGGATTATCATTTTGGTTTCAAAACAGAAGCAATTATTAAAGATGCAGCGCCTGAAGGGGATTTGCATTTACTAACAATGACTAAAGAACAGTGTCGATATTTGAAATAAGTATTGCAAACACAATATATTTGATATACTAGCGCAAAATCTGGCGACCCAGTTTTTATGCCGAAATTCACAGGACATTAAAACATGAGCGCACCCTCAGCACCAGCACCACCCGATTACGCCAGCGCAGCAGCACAAACGTCTGCTGGTAACGCTTTACAAGCTCGAATAGCTCAATATGGATCAATGACCAATCAGGTCACTCCTTACGGGGCGGTTAATTACGCTCCTAATATAGCTAAATATTCTAATGCTAAAGGCCAAGACCTTTCAGTAGCAGAATATGATAAGTTAAAGGGCAACAAAAAAACCGCTGGTCAAGTTAAAGGCTATACACCTCTAAATCAGTGGACTCAAACAGTTGGTTTATCACCTTCACAACAAATTGCATTTGACCAAAATAATAGGATCAATGCCCAGTTAGGTAATATAGCTGAAGGCGGAACTCAATACGTTCAAAGTGCTTTAGCTAATCCGTTACAAGGTCAACAATATTCAGGGAATATCAGCCCAACCGCTGACCAAATGGTTAGAAATGTTAATGCTCCTACTTTGCAAGGTAGCTATGATGACAACGCTAATCAGATACAAACTCAGTCTGGAGCTAATCAGTACGCTTCAGGTGATGCACCTAATAATGCTAATCAGATACAAACTCAGTCTGGAGCTAATCAGTACGCTTCAGGTGATGCACCTAATAATGCTAATCAGATACAAACTCAGTCTGGAGCTAATCAACAAGCATCAGGGTATGTCCAAGACCCTAATTTACTGAATCAACAAGTTCAAAATGCGTTATATCAAAATTCTACTCAGTATCTCGACCCTCAGTTTCAACAATCTAATGCTCAATTAGCTAATCGTTTAGCTAATCAAGGTATTACTCAAGGTTCAGAAGCCTATAATAACGCTATGTTAAACGCTGGAAATCAGCAGCAACAAGCTTATGAAAGTGCAAGAAATCAAGCTGTAAGCGGTGGAATTGGAGCTGCTCAAGGTATGTTCGGAATGAACTTAAACCAAGCTCAATTAGGTAATTCAGCCGCAGCGCAGAACAACCAAATGATGTTAGCTAACCAACAAGCTGCTAACCAAGCACTTGGTCAACAATTTGGACAAGGCGTAACTAGCCAGCAGTTAGGTAATTCAGCCGCAGCGCAGAACAACCAAATGATGTTAGCTAACCAACAAGCTGCTAACCAAGCACTTGGTCAACAATTTGGACAAGGCGTAACTAGCCAGCAGTTAGGTAATTCAGCCGCAGCGCAGAACAACCAAATGATGTTAGCTAACCAACAAGCTGCTAACCAAGCACTTGGTCAACAATTTGGACAAGGCGTAACTAGCCAGCAGTTAGGTAATTCAGCCGCAGCGCAGAACAACCAAATGATGTTAGCTAACCAACAAGCTGCTAACCAAGCACTTGGTCAACAATTTGGACAAGGCGTAACTAGCCAGCAGTTAGGTAATTCAGCCGCAG